GACCAACTCCAGTGCGGGTATTTCCTTGGCCATGTGGTGTGTGTCTGATCATGCCGCATAATAACATCAGCGTGTGACTACGCTGAGTTGATCTGGTATGAGTGGTGGGTGAAACTCCCTTTGTTTGTGTATGAAATCTACACTAACACTCATTGTAATTATATGTAAATAGCAAATCCAGTTCAACATAATACATAGGTTGTTAATCACAGGAAGTGGATACGATGTGATGGAGGTGTGAGACGAGACTCTTAGGAGAAGTGAGCTAGGACCCGGGTTTTGTAAAACCGGCGTGATTTGTGGTGGAGGGCATATACTGGGTTCTTCGTAGCCCTGCCCTATGAACCCACAGGTTCCGTTAGGCTACAATTCATGCGAGCAACAACGGGAGCGACTAGACGCGCGCCTTCAGGGGCATATCTTAAGGGCAACTATTATTGCATCAAAGTCAAGTAGTTGACATGGAATGTGAACAATGGCACAAACAGACAAACAAAAACGGGAAAGTTCAATGACTATGCCTAAGTTGAATAGACCCCACGTCAAGGTGTGAAAATACTGAGTAAGCAGGGGGCCGATGTCCTCCCCTCGAGGAGCAACGAGGATTGGTTAAAAAACGTTCAAGAGCCTCGACTCTATAAATACCGAGTTGAAAAAACACCCATAGATACACCATTAATTAGCCACAGATTTATTTATGAAATTTTCAATGACAAAAAACAACTTTATCAATAACTATGAAGAGAAAGATGACCAAGACGTCATCTTCAAAAAGAAACCGGTATGTTTAAAAACTACCAAACCCACAGACTTCATCCTAAATGACGTCTATTGCAATGGCAAGAATTACACTAGGAATGTTTGTAGGATTCGCGTCCGAAAACATCGTGGTAATGGTGTAACAGTCATGCCTCCCTCACAAGTAATTTGTGGGGCAAGATCTGGAAAGTCGTGGCGAAAGCCTACTTCAAAACTAGCGTCCCCTGACAAGAGAAACAAGGGGAGGAATATGTTCGCTTCCTATGCTAGGAGTCATCTCACAAATCAATACGATATCGCTATCTACCAATCTAACAGACGCCGTATTATTCGTGAGAACAAGGAAAAGCGGCGCAGGAGTGTGCCGGGGATTAAATCCGTATCAGTGAGTAGAAGGAGACTTGCACTAAGGTTTAATAAGTTGCTCTGTTGTGAATTCACCATGGAGCAGCTTTATAAACACTACAGGAGGAACTTCAACTTACCTAAAGATTTAAATAGGATTACCACGTCCCACTATGATGACCTAATGTCACAGTGTCCCATCAATGGGGTGTCTCAGAACTGTTCTGTGTACAGACACTTGTTGTCTGATCTCAAAAACCTATTGATCCGTTCAGGAAAATGTCCGAACCCTGGTCCCGGATTCTATTGTGAAAATGATGGAAATTCGGGATGGTATTGTGAGTCTTATTTCACAATTTCATCATATATAATATGTGATTTGCTTTATCTAACGATGTATTCCCATCCTGATCCTCTGTTAAAGTACATTGCAATTCATATGTGGTATGCCATAATCTTTACCCCTTCAGACCTTTATTCAATGAACCTTGTCTACCGTGTAGTGACGCACTACATCGTTGAGTTATGTGTAAAAACTACCTACCGTGCGTTGGCTAAAATGCGTGTTGCGATCTTTGACAGGATTGTGATATGCATCGTGGTCAACTCAATCCTGTTGTCTTGTTACAGGTCGGCTTATAGCGGTGAGTGGTTTTCAAACGGTGTAGATAGATGCACTCGAATTTTGCTACTGATGTCAGGGATCGAACCTAACCCAGGACCTTTTACCAAACCTGCGTGTAAGAACTCCGGCAAGTCGTTAACAAAAGACGAAGTTGACTTCTTCTTCATTCCCCA